CTCACCCGCGGAGGGGCTGAACGACGGCGTGGTCAGGGTGCTGGTGTCGGTCCCCGCCGACAGGACGGCATAGGACGCAATCAGGCTGGGTGCCACGGTCGTTCACCCCCTCTCCAGGGCTCAGGTACGGGGTCGGTCAGGCTGCGAGCGGGGTGTAGGCGATAGTGAGGGTGTTGAGGGTGAGGGTGTCTCCGTTCGACACCGTCTTGGCCACGGTCAGCGCGGCGGAGCCGAGGAAGGTTCCGGCCGTGGCGCTGTCCCACAGCGACACGTGCGTGATCGTCTCCGAGGCGGTCATCGAGTAGGCGGCCAGCGCTGACAGGGTCATCTGCCCGGCCGACGGCGCGTTCCAGGTGACCGCGTTGCGGGTGGTGACCGCGCTCGCGTTGGCGGTCCCGGCCGCGCCCGGATCACCGATGTGCAGCTTGCAGTATGCGGTCACCCCGGCGTAGGCGGTGCCGCGCCAGACGCCGAGGATCGCGGCGGCAGCAGCGGACGCCAAGCCGACTGTCACGGCGTCGCCTCGGGCCTGGTCACCTCAGCCTCGGCCGTGATCTGCACGCCGAACGGAAGGCTGCGGGCGGACTGCTCGGCCGCCGCCTGCTCGGCGAGCTCCTGGAGCTTCGGCTTGGTGAGCTTCTTGGCCTCCTCGGGGTCCAGGTCGGTCACCGAGGCCACGTGGTCAACCCACTCGGCCTTCGGTGCGGCGGCCGGGGGCGGCTCCGGCGTCGGCGTCTCGGCCTCTGGCCTGGTCTCGGCAGCCGGGTCCGGCGCGGCGACCGGGGCAGCCTCCGCCGTCGCCTGGTGTGCATGGGCTGCGGCAGCCTGCTCGGCCTCCACCTGCTCGGGGCTGACGCTGGGACCGCCTGCGGCGGTGATGTGCGGCATCGGCTCCTCCTCGCTGTAGTTCTTGGACCCGCACTGCGGGCACTGGGGCAGGCCGACCGCGTACGCAGCGGTGCAGCCGTGGCAGTACCAGAGCGCCATCAGTCACCCCACCCCAGGCCGAGCCGAGTCATACCGCCGTCACCGCCGCGCCGACGTCATAGGGGATGTAGACGAGGTCATAGCTGATCCCGCCCGTGGTGGACGCCGAGGTGGTGACCGAGATCGTGCCGGGCTGTACCAGCCATCCCTGATGGCCCGGCACCTGGACCGCCCCGCCCGCGTTCGCGCCGACCACCAGCGCAGAGCCGGGGGTGAGCGGAAGGCCGAGCAGCGTGCCGGCCTCCTTGGAGGTGATCGCGGTCGCCGACGCGATGTCACTCGCGGTGCCCGTGGTGGGGGTGTTGGTGACCTTCAGGGTGGTCGCCGTCGCGCCGATCGCCGTGGTGACCTGCCCGGTCAGCGCCACCAGCAGAATCCGACCGCCGGACACGGTGTAGATGTTCTGGACGGCCGTCTGCGGCAGGGTCGTGTGCAGCGCGTTGCTGACTGCGATGCCCGCCGTGATGAGGCGGACGTCCTTGTTCTGGATGAGCGTCGTCATCGCGGGTCAGCTCCCGAGCACTTCGAGATTGGCGGGCTTGCGCTGCGCCACGAGATCGTGCAGGACCGCGCAGACCAAGCCGGACCCGGCTGCCGAGACCTTGATGTAGTCGTACGGGTCGCTGATCATGCTGGTCAGCACCTCGAAGTACGTCGTGTACCCGGCGTTGCTCTGCTGGACGTTGTCCGCAGCAGGCTGCGTCTGCTTCGTCCAGGCGTGCGTGCCGTTGGTGTCGGCCCGCTGGTAGTAGTGGGTGATGATGCTGCCCGGCGACGTGGCCACCGTGCCGAACACCGACCCGACACGGATGGTGAAGGTGTCATTGCCGGTGCACAGGAACCCGATGGCGCTCGCGCCACGGAACTTCATCGCCTGACCGGCCGCAATCGGGATCAGGTCGAACTGGCGACCAAGCCCTTCCATTCCTGCCATGTGCTGTGCCTCTCCTTGTGACTTGGATGGTTAGCGGGGCGTCACTGCCGCTGGCTCAGCGGGAAGCGAGCTGGACAACGGGCGAGAGCTGGTTACCGCCGTTGTGGGGGGTGATGGCCGACTGGAGCCACGGGCGCCCGTCCACGCGCTCGATGACCCTGTACGCGGTCTGGTCGTTGGCGAACCGGTAGTGCTCGGACGCGCTGACCTGCATGGTCATCCGGTCGCCGATGAGGTAGTAGGACAGGTCCGCGAAGGTGATGTCGCCCGTGGTTCCCAGGGGCCCGACCTTCTCGGAGATCAGCACGGGACGGCCGAGGATGGTCGCGGGTGGGGTGTCCATACCACCCTGGCCGCCCGAATAGTTGCCGATCCACACCGGGCCGCCGCCAGTGCCGACCGACAGCGCCATGGTGGCGAGCTGCGGGAAGGTGTCCGGCGAGACGATCCAGCATGCACGGTTGAGGCTGGTCGGGAGCATCTGGGCGTACATCTTGGTGACGTTCTCCCAGACGATCGTCTTGGTCGGCTGGCCGGTCTCAGCCGCGACCTGAACCGACACCGGCGAGTTGATGAAACCGAGCGGCTCACCGACGCCCGTCCCCACCAGGAAGCCGAGGTCCTCGTACCAGCTGATCGCCTTCGGGAACGTCCCGTCGAAGAACCCGGCGAACGCCGGGGCGTCGGCCAGGAGCTCGTTGGGGACCGGCGCGTAGGCGGTCAGCTTCTTGGCGTCGAGGACGACCCTGGTGAAGCTGGCCTGCGACTCGGTGAGCTGCGCGGCCTCCTCGGTCCAGTAGGCGACGACGCCACCGAGGATGGAGTTGACGTGCGAGGTGTCGTCAATCGTGGGGATCGGCACCCGCAGGCTGTTCATCGGGATGACCGTTGCCCGCGGGCGCACGATTGAGGTCTCCAGCGACACCTGGAGGATTTCAGACCGCAGGTCCTCGGGGATGAGGAATCCGCCGTCGCCCGGAATCTCCGAGCTGTAGCTGTTCTGGATCTCGGTGAGCTTGGACAGCTTGGGCCGCAGCGTGTCGTTGAAGTCCCGGAAGCGGTGCGGCGCCTGGTCCCAGGTGGCGCGGAAGAACTCGGGAGGATCGGCGAAGATGCCGTTGGCGCGGGCGCCGGGGGCGCGCTTGTTGTAGAGGCTGGCGCGGGCGCTGCGGGGCAGTCCCTTGATCTCGGGCGCCTGGTTGTGCGCGGGCCCGTTGGACATGTCCACGGGCGGCCGGGAGTCGGAGCCGTTGGCCTTCAGCATCTCGGCGAGGGCGAGCTGCGCGCCTTCCTTGATCTGCGCTTCGATGTCGCCCTTGTTGACGTTGCTGACCTTGCTCGCGTAGCCCTGCACGAACTCGGCGAGGGCCTCCTTGCTGGCCCACAGGTCCTTGACCTTGCCCGGGTCGTTGAGGAACTCCTCAAGCCCCGCCGGGGAGTCGGGGATCGTGATCGTCACTGTGTCGCCTCCTTGGCGGGGATAAGCCACGCCGGGGGTGGCGCGGTGTCGTCGTTGAGCCAGTGCGGCAGCGTGTTCTTGCTGCCGCCGTTGCCGTCTTCCTCGTGGTCGGGCTTGGCGTCGTCCAGGTGCGCCTGGAGGTGCGCGCGGACACCGGCCTTGTCGGACTCGGGGATCTTGGAGTTCTCCAGGCGCGCGAGACCGTTGCGGCAGGCGTTCAAATTCGCGGGGCCACCGTTGGTCTTGTGGTGCGGGAACTTGTAGTTGACCTTCTTGTCGTCGGCATCGTCGTCACCGGACTTGTGGTCCATATCCCACGCCTCGTCCGACACCCATGCGTGGCAGTACCGCAGAACTTCATCGTCGTTCGGCATCGCCGCGACTGCGGCCGGTCCGTCCCACGGCTCGTCGACGGTGGCGGTGTGGTGGATGGCCATGGCGTGGTCGAGGATCGGCATCGTCTCGACGCCGAGAATCCGGCTGGTCTTCGCCGCGGCCTTCTTGGCGGCCTGCTCGTCCTCGGTGACGTCCTCACGGCCGACGAGCTTGGTGCCGCACTGGTCGCAGTACCGGGCGTCTGGGGCGTTGCCCTTGTGGCAGGCCGGGCACTCGACGGTCTCATCGTCGCCGCGCTTGTACGGCTCAGGCTCGTACGGACCGGCCTGCATAGGGGTGTGGGCGTGCGCGGTCGGGTGCGTGTGGTCGTGGTCGGCGTCACCGTCGTGGGTGTGCTCGTGCTCATGCGTCTGGTCGTCACCCTGGCCGCCGAACGCGTGATGAGCGTGCCTGTGGGTGCCGGTGAAGGGGCCGTGTTGAGGCGACGGCTTCGACGCGGCGGTGAGCCGGACGGCGATCCGGTCCGGCATCCGGAACCCGGACAGGTTAAATCGCGCCACCGCAGCGAGCGCCTGGTCCTCGGGTCGCTCAGCGAGCCGGTGGGCGAGACCCGCGGCGACGGCCTCATCGGCCGTGTACCAGGTCTCCGCGCGCATGGCGTCGCGCCAGCCGTCGGCGCGGCCGGTCCGGTCGGCGTAGATGCCCGCGAGGTTGTCGGACACCTTGTCGAGCAGGTCGGCCAGTTCCCGCATGTCGGCGGCGTTGCCCGCGCAGGCCGAGGACGCGTCGTGGATCATCATCATCGCGCCGGGAGCGATGATCCGGGTCTTCCCGGCCTGCGCGATGACCGAGGCCGCGGAGGCGGCGAGCCCGTCCACGACCGTGACGACGTTGCCGGGGCGTCCGGCGAGCGCGTTGAAGATGGCCAGACCATCCCAGACATCGCCGCCGGGGCTGTTCAGGTGGATCTCGACGTCGCCGGTGATAGCGCCCAGCTCGGCGACGAAGTCGGCTGCGGTCACACCGCCGCCGAGCAGCCAGTGGCCGCCGATCTCGTCGTAGATGTCGATCCGTGTCGGGCCGTCGGCGTCGTTGCGGACGACCTTGTACCATCCGCCGGCGTGCGGCTGCTGGACGAGGTTGGACAGGCGGCGCATGGACCGCTCGATCACGTTCATCTGGCCATCACCGAGTTCCACGCGGCCATCCGCTGCTGCATCAACGCCTCCAGATCACCGTTGCCGCCTTGCTGCTGGCCGCCGTCGCCGCCCGTTCCAGTTGCGGGCTCGTCGGGGCCCGGTGGCGGCACGGGGACCCAGGCGGGCGGCACCGCGGGGAGCTGCGTCGCCCGTTCCACGACGTCCATTGCTGGGAGGCCGACCGCTTCGAGGACGTCCTCGGGCTTCAGACCGCTGTCGATGAGCCGCTGCGCCGCCTCCGCCTTGCTCTTGAGCTCCAGGGCGTCGGCCTCGCGGTTACTGGTGACCGGATCGTCGTGGTCGAACTCGACACCGTCGCCCGTGCTGCCGAACAGCGGCAGGTAGGCGCAGTTGAGGGCGTCGCGCCACCGGTCCAACCGGTCCTGGATGAGGAACGCCTCGAAGTGCTCCTGCGCCGTCTGCGCGTTGGCCCGGTTGACGTCCTCGACGGTGCCGAGGATGGCCTTGTGCATCGCGAACGCCTCGCGGATCACGTCCCGGCTGACACCGCGCAGGTTCGCGAAGTCCATGTCCCTGAGGCTGTGCGCGTTGGGAACCCACGTCATCCCGGCTTCGAGGACCGCGACACGGTGGGCCGCGCCGACACCGCGGTGGCCTTCGCGCCAGCGGTTGGTGAATTCGGTCCACTCGTCGTCATCGAGCCGATGGTCGACCTGGATGACGCCGCCGGGTTCGGCGCTGTTGAGGAAGAAGTTCCGGTTCCAGGCGGCGGAGTACTTGGCCGCGTCGATGTCGGTGAGGATCGACTGGATCGGGCCGAGCCCGTGGTAGATGTCGAACGGGTTGGGGTACCGCACCATGATCACTTCGTCAGGCTGGAGCGGTACGGCCTCGCCCATTGGGCCGCGATAGACATATCCGGCGATGAACTTCTCGGCAGACGGGACGGGTTCCATCCGGTCGGGGCGTACGGGCCACAGGCCGGTGGGGATGGTGGCGCGGGCGTCGCGGGCGACGATGATGTACGCCTCGCCGGTGAGGTCGAGGTAGGTCTGGCAGAGCTCGCGGAGCTGGTAGCCGCTCATGTAGGGGTTCGGGCGGTTCCACAGGCTGATGGCGAGGTGGTTGATGACCTCGGTGCGCTGGTCTGAGCCTTTGTCGCCGGTGGTGTAGCGGCGGCGTCCGTCGACGGGCTGCTGCCGGTACAGGTGCCAGCCGACTTTGCCGGTCTGGCGGGCGAGCATGCTGACGATGGAGTAGACGGTGCCGTTCGCGGCGTAGGTCCGCATGAACGTCTCGGGGTCGCTGGCACCGTAGAGGCTGGAGAGGCTGGCGCTGGTGCGTCCGGCGTAGGCGAGGGGCGGCGCGCTGCTGGTGCTGCCGGTGCTGCCGGTTCGGGCGTTGAGGAGCTTCCCGATCAGGCTCGTCATTCGAGCTTCCAGTCCAGAACCAGCAGGCTGACGCCGGTGGCGATCCATCCGGCGACCGTCCGCGCTTCGAACGCGCCGACGTCGACCAGGCCGAGACCGGCCGCCGTGAGAACGAACCCGCGGAGTGCGCTCGTCTTGGTGGCGGCCTTGGCGGCGGTGCGTCCGATGGCGACGGCGGCGAGTTCGAGGAGCGGCTTACGCCTGGGCTTGGGGGATGCGTCAGGGCGCGCTGTGCGGTAGCTGCTGCGCAGGGTGCCCAAGAACGCCATGATCGGGATGATACTCGAATTATGAGACATGAGACAGATCTCGTATCATGTCTCGGTCGGCTAGTTACCCTGGGCTGGGGTGCAGGTCGTACGCCCCCGCCATAGCGCGGACCCCCGAACACGCTCGGCGGGGGCGTACCACCGCGATTAGTCCGGCCACTCCAGCAGATAGAAATCCCCCTGTATCGGGGACAATTCAGCCACGACTGGGGTGTAGGCGAACGGCCGGTCGTTGCGTGGCTGCCTGGTCAGTCGGTAGATCAACGTCCCGTTCTTGGCTTCCAGCCGCAGAAGATCACCCTCGACGTGACCGAACCGTGGGAAGTCAAGGCTGCCTTGGGTGATGTCGTTGAGGGCGTCGGCGGCCAACAGCAAGCACGGGGCGTACTCGAAGATGTCCACCTGGCCGTCGAGCCCCAGGGCGTAGCCGAGCCTTCCCTTGTGTGCCCTTGCCTCGTGGCCGTCCAGGCAGCAGGCGGTGCAGTCCCAGGTGGCTTCGCCGGTGCGGCCGTAGTGCTCCTCCTTCGCCGACGGCCGCCAGGTGGTCATCATGGCCGCCACTCCTGCCGGTAGTCGGGATGCTCGGCGTACGGGAGGGCGAGCAAGCGAACCGTAGGGCACGGGATCGGCTCCATTGCGGCGAACGCCTCATCCCAGGCGATCTCGATGTCCACCACGCAGCGCTTGCAGCACTCGCGGCCGTCCACGCAGATGCTGTCCTTGGTGTGCTCATCAAGGATGCGCCGCTTGGCCTCGACCTCGGCCAGCACGCGCGCCGGGTCGTGGCGGGCGATGTGGGCGACGAGCTGATCGCGGGCGTCTTCGATGTATCGCGGGCCCCTCTTGGCACCCAGCGCATTGTCGTGGTCATAGTGGGCCGGGCTGAGCAGCCGCCACTGCTCGTCGTAGACCGAGGCGCCCGCGATGTCGGACTGCGAGAAGGTGGTCCACGTCGATCCGGGCGCTGCGTTCGCCGCCGCCTCGTCCTCGTCGAGCCGCGCCCGCAGGAACTCCACCAACGCCATCCCCGCATCCTCCTCTAGCTGGTCAGCCACCGCATCCGCGCCCGGTCACGCAGATCACGCGCCGCGACCATGTACCGCATCTGGTCGCACCCGTCGTCCTCTTCCTTGCGCGGCTCTTCCTTCAGCTCGCCACCAGGCTTGATCGCCCAGATGTAGCCCGGCAGCTCCTCGGCTGTGCACGTCGGCTTCTTGGCGTCCACGAGCGTCTGGTCGCGCTCCACGACGCAGTCCTGCATGATGCCGAGGCGCGGCAGCCCGTCCCGCTGTACCTTCAGCCGGGCCTGGACGGCTTGGATGCCGATGCTCACCCGCTTGTCGGCCTTCACCGTGCTCATGCCGAGGTGCTTCTCCAGGGTGGCGCGGCCCTCGGCGTCGTGGTCGCAGATGACGGCGCGCGGCCTCGGCTCCGTCCACCGCCTCCGCCCGGCCGAGACCGTCAGCCGCATCGGCTCGTCCCGCTGCTCGACGCCCGGCACGGGCTCGGTGACGAGCTGGAGCGCCTGCTCGGCGTGCTCCTCAACGAGGCGGCCGGTCATGTAGATCTCGCGGTACAGGATCAGATGTCCGTCCGGCGACTCGGCCCACCAGCCGAGCACGAACGGGTGCGTGAACCCAAAGTCGACCGACCACCACCGCACCCAGTGATCCGGGATCGGGAACCGGTCGAGCAGGTGAACCGCAGGGTCCCACTCCTCGTAGATCAGGCCCTCGGCCGCCGCCCACTTCCCATCCAGCAGCCGGAGCCGCCGCACACCGGTCAACGAGCCGAGCTTCCCGTCGATGTAGTCGTGGCCGGCGTCGGTGAGTTCGCCCGCGGCGGTGTAGTAGCGGGGGTTGTCGCGGTGCCGGGAGAACAGGCGGGTGACGAGGCCTTGGTCGCATCGCTGGTTCATCCAGTGCGACGGGTGGCCTGGGTTGCAGGCGGCTATGGCCTGCTGCCACGGCAACTTCCCGTGGCGCAGCCTGGTTTGGATCGCTTCCCAGTCGGTGAGGGTGAGTTCGGTGGCTTCGTCGGCGAACACGAGGTCGTACTCGCTGGACATGATTTTTTCGGGCTTGTCCATGCCGCCGACGACGATGCGGCTCCCGTTGGCGTACCGGTAGCAGGGTGCTTCGCGCGGCGACCCGCCGAACCATCTCACCACCCGCTCGGCGAGGGCGGTCTGGATGACCTGCTGCTCGAAGGTGACCAGGGTCGTGCTGCCGAGGCTCACGGCGGTCTTGCGGACGATCAGGCAGCGGATACCGGGGTGTTTGAGGGCGGCCAGGTGGACGCGCCACAGGCACGCCAGCGACTTGCCGGTCCCGGCCGGGCCGTCGAGCAGGACCTCGGCCGCCCGCGTGGAGAAGAGGGTGCGGGCGGCTCCGCGCGGTTCGTAGCGGACGACGGTCGACGTGCTCACTTCAGGCCGAGTTCGCGTTCGAGTTCGGCGATGCGCTGGTCACGTTCGCGGATCTGCTCATTGATAGCGGACGGGTCGTGGTTATCAATGACATGCCCGAACTTGGTGTTCATGCGCCGCCAGGGCAGCAGAAGCGGCCAGAACAGGACCATGCAGACCGTCTGTTCCTTCACGCTCGTCCGCACGATGTCGGAGTGGTGCCAGGCGGCTTCTGCGCGACGGCGGGCGTTGGGTATGTCGCGCATGGCGAGCTTCCAGCCGACCGTCAGGTACGCGCAGAGGTAGGCGATGCTCGCGGCGAAGATGGCGATGGCGATCACAGGCCGTTCCTCCAAATCCGTACGCCTTCCTTCAAGGCTGCCTTGAACCGTGCGTCGAACTCGGCGATCTCCTCGGGCGTGAACTCGATGTTGAACGTCACCAGCTCGGGCCGCGACGGTACGACCTGGTATCCGGCGTCGGCGAGCAGGTCGAGGAACAGCCCGACCTGATGCGCACCGCCGAGCACGCCGTGGGTGCGCGCCACCCACTCGTCCAGGGCGCGGATCACGGCGGCGGGCCTGGGGTCGTCATGCTGGTCGAGCTGGGCGCGAGTGAGGTTGTCGAGGTCCTCGTGCTGTTCGGTCACGGCTGCCCCGCAGCGGTCGGATTGAGCGCCTTGGAGAACTCATGGGCGATGCGGGCGGCGAGCGGGCCGGACTGTGCCGCCCAGTGATCGCGTGCCGCCGTCATCCGGGCGAGAGCCGCGGTGAGAGCTTCGATGCGGTCATCGTGGGCTCGGCGCCAGCAGGTGTTGGCACGTTCGCACTGGCGGCGCAGCTCCGCGATGTGCTGGAAGCGTTCCTCAGCGGGCATGTCAAGGAAGCGTCGTAGCCACTGCGCGTCGGTGTGGACCTCGCTCACTGCGGGCGCCTCGTCGGCTGCGCCCTCGGTGAGGGCTTCGATGGTCGCTTCGGCTTCGAGCGCGCGAGCCTTCCAGTCCACCTCGACGCGTCGAGGTCCCTGCGCAAGACCCTCGCTCGTTCCTGCGGGCCGGTGTCCGGCACGGTCGGCGCAGGCGTCGATGTCGTCGCATTCCCACTGCTCGCCGTCGTTCATGGTCATCTGGCCGACGGGGAAGGTGTAACCGCACAGGACGCAGCGGTCCCGCTCGTCGAGAATGCTCTTCAAGGGTGCTCCCAGGTGGTCGGAGTGTTTCCGGCCGCGCGGATGGCGGCCTGCGCGAGGGTGTCGAGGATGATGTGCGGCGGCTCCGCGACGTGTAGCCGGTCCACTGGCTCGAATATGCGCGCCATGACGTCGTCGACGAACGCGGCGAACCGCTGCTGCACGTGGCAGGTCCACCGGCCCGGCTCGGTCTCGAACATCGACTCCCAGCAGCACGGGCAGATCGGCCGGCCTCGTTCGTCGAAGTAGTAGTTGACTCTGAGGTCGTAGGACTCCAACACCCGCAACGACCGGCCGAGGAACGCCGGATCGGGCTCGCGGGCCGGGTCGCCGAGGACGAACGGCTTCATACGCTCTCCCACGAGTGCCGTCCCAGATGATGGGCGACCCGGTCACAGGCGACGAACCGGCCCGGTGGCTGCTGCCAGCAGAACGCCTCGCGGTGCTCAGACATCACGTTGCTGGCCAACTCGGCCCGCTCCATGCGTCCCTGCGCATCGTCTGGCGGGTCGTCGACGGTACGGATGTCAGCCTGCATGGTGTGCAGGCACCGGACGCACGCCAGGGCCGAGCGGGCGACAACTCCAGGCGCGACCTCGCGGAGTGGGATGCGCTGGTGCGGCTCGCTGCTGGCCGCACACGAGGTGTTGGTGCACCAGGCTTCGTAGACCAGGCTCACAGGTCCTCCTCGTTCACGCCGACGATCTCGACCGTCAGACCGCCGCTCATGTTGACCTTCTGCTCGGCGTCCAGGCCGAGGAGCCGGGCGCGGCGCTCCTGGATCTTCAGCAGCCGGTCCACCGCCCGCAGGACCGGATCATCGTCCTTCAGCGGCTCCTCGCCGACGTAGATCACCTTCCCGTTGGACACCGTGACGTGCTCACGCTCCAGCACGCCTACCACCGCCTCGTACATGCGGTCCAGACGCTCCAGTTCGAGCTGACGCACCTCCGCCGCACCCTCCGCACGGATCGCCCGCAGAGCACGCTCAACCGCGTCGTGAGCGGTGTGCACGTCGATCTTCAGCTCGGCGGCGATCTTCCGGTACGACCAGCCCTTACCGCGCAGCTCAGCCGCACGCCGGTCGCGCTCGGCAACCGCAGGGTCCGCGACGAACTTGCCGTCAGGGCCCTGGGTTGGGCTGGCCTGGTGTTGGGACTCGTCAGCCACGGGTCACCTCCGATGCGCTGTGGTTATTGTCCGCCATAATCCGATGCGCCTGCTGAATCATTCGGCGGGCCCTGCCCATCTCCGGCGAGGGCTTCGCGGATGCGCTGGGCGATGTTGGGCGAGTCGGCGGCCCAAGGGCATTCCTTGTCGAGCTCGGCGGCGAGCTGCTGGACGCGTTCGATGGCGCCCCTGAGCCGCTCGATCTCGGCTTGGTCCTTGTCGGCCTGGGCGGTGTTCTCCCATCCGTGGGCGACGAGCTTGAGGCGCACCATCTGCTCGTGGGCTGGGAGCGTGGCCGCGAGGACCTGTAGGGCGACGCGGTTCCAGGTGTAGGTGTCGGTCGGTTCGCAGTACCGTGCCTTCTCGGCGAGGATCAGGAGTTCGTCGGGGATCCTCATTGCTTGTCTCCGTCCTCGCTGGATGCGCTGGCCGAATCACTGCCCAGGATCGCCGCCAGCTCCTTGCCGTCGCTCTCGCGGATGTTGGACTTGCTGGCCTTCCACCGCTCGGCGAGGGCGTGAACGCACTCCAGGACCTCCTCGGCTTCCCGCCAGCCCTGCTCGGCCTCGTTGATCCGGTCGGCGGCGAGTCCGGCGAAGCGGTCGCGCTCGGCCGTCATGTCGACGATCTGGGCTTGGAGCCGCTTCTCGTTGGCCCGGCTGTCTTCGAGTGCGACGGCGAGGTTGTCGGCCCGCTCAGCGCGTTCCTCGGCCTTTCTGGTGTCGGCCTGCGCGGTCTTGAGCTGGATGCGGGCCTGGTCGCGTTCGAGCCGGGCCTGGGTGAGCGCTTCGATGTCCTGGATTCGTGTGGCCTTGGCGTCCTTCAGGTCGGTCTCGGCACGCTGGGCGCGGGCCTTCCAGTCCTCCCAGATGCGCTGGATGCGGGAGGGGTCGCCGGGGTATGGCGTCGTCCACAGGTAGCCGTCGGCCGAGCAGTGGGTGTCATGCGAGTGGGCGTGGAGTACGCAGGGGCCAATGCTGGTTCGGCCGTCCGGGAGAGGATCGGGGGTGGTTCCGAGGAGGGCGGCGGTGCAACCTTCGGGCGCGTCGGGTTCGGATCGCAGCGCCAGGGCGAGCTTGCGTTCGGTGTCGGCGAGCTGACCGCGCAGCTTGGCGATGGTGTGCCGATCGGCGGCTGTGGTGATCCAGTAGAGCCTGAGCCTCTTGGCGTCGGCGTTGCGGCGGCGGAAGATCACGGCTGGTCTGCCTTCCTGAAAACGGCGGGTACACCTTTCACGAAGAAATGGCCGTGGCAGACGGGGAGCCATTCCTTGCGATCTGGGTAGTAGCGCCATCCGACTGATTCGGCGTTACAGTTCCCGCCGTCGCAGGATTGGCCGCCGCTGTCCCCTTTGGGTGGGTCGGGGATTTCGTCGGTGCGGATTCTCATGCGGGTCCTCCGAAGAGCTTGAGGGCGGCGTCCCAGGGCGTGCTGCCCTTGGTGAGGTCGGCGAGTTGTCCGAGCACGGGCTGTTCGCTGTCGGGTGTGTGCCGGTAGTCCAGGCAGGGATTGAAGGCTGAGAAGGCCGCTGACGGCTTGGTGATCGTGGATCTTGGTGCGGGTGTGGGCTGAGGGGGTTTCGGGGCTGTAGGGGCGTCTGAGGCCGCCACGGGGGCATTGTGGGGATCTTGGTGGGGGTGGCCGACGTAGGCGGCGACACGAGCACGGACCGCTTCGGCGACGGCGCGCGGGTCGATCACGATCCACCCTCCTCGACCTCGTCAGCGGGCGCGGTCCAGCCGAGGGCGATCAGCGCGTCCCGGGTCGCCTCGGGCATCCACAGCCTGGGACGGCCTTCGGCTTCGAGCCCGTCGAGGATGTCGTGGCCGTCGACCTCGATCCGGTGGCAGCGACGCCCGGGATGGTTGGGGCTGATGCGGATGTGGGGTCCGGTGGCGTTGACGCTCATGCGGTCGGTGCTCCTTCGGTGAGTCGGGTGGCGGCCTCACGCGGACCGTCGCCCTCGTCGAGCACGCACCGGCCGTCGAGGAAGATCGCTCCCGCAACCGTGCACGCCATCCCGAGCTGGTGGCGCCCGTAGAACGCCCACTGCTGCCTGGCCTCGGTCATGTGCTCCTCGCAGCACAGGGTGTTGGTGCCGTCGGAGGTCCACATCACGTGCCAGGTCGCACGCTTCGGGCAGTGGCCGTCCGGGTCGGTGGTGAGACGTCCGCAGGTCAGGTCGTAGGAGGGGCGCGGGATGTTGCTGAGCGCCGGGAGGATCTCCTCAGGCATTGGTCGGTGCTCCTTCGAGGTGGTCGGTGGTGGGTAGCCACTCGGGATGTGGCGCGTGGACCAGGGCGCAGGAGCACTGGCCTCGGCGTTCGGTGCAGACGTTGACGCCGACGACGGCGGGCTTGACGATCCACGCGTCGGCGAAGTGCGGCGCCCAGCCTTCGAGGCGCGTTTCGGGGACGACCTGCACGTCATAGCCGGAGACGGAGCCGAAGCGGTGAGCGCGGACGATGCGGCCTAGTTGCCGGGCGATGATCACCCAGGTGTCGGGGGCGAGTGCGAGGTCACTCATCCGACCGGTGCTCCTTCCAGGCACCCGGCCGCCGCCTCCAGCAGCGTCACCAGGTGCGGATTGTCGGTCCGTTCGGCGCCGCACCGCAGGGAGGCGGCGATGGTGGGGGCGCTCATGTGCGGCAGGTCGGCGCGGAGCTGGGCGGCCATGCGGGGGGCGAGGGCGGTGAGGATCTCGGGGTCGGTCACCGGCTCACCTGCTGTGGCGGGTTGTCGCAGTACGGGCAGGCGTCCACGATCCGGCCGAACCCGGTGGGCGCGGGGATCTGGAGCTTGCGGACCGGCTTTCCGTCGCGGGTGGTGCGGCCGGCGCGGCGGCAGGCATCGCACGGAAGCGACGGGGCGATGGTGCGGGCGAACATCGGGGCAGGCATCACGCCACCGCCGGGGCCTGGCAGCCGCACGCGCACCACGACCGGTGGACGGGCCGCAGGGTCGGGGCGGTCAGGTCGGCGGCCGACCAGGCGAGCGGCGCGGCAGGGTGCTCGGCGAGCTGCTGCTGGAGGGCGGGCCACTCGTCGCGGTAGGCCAGGCGCAGCCCGTTCAGGGTGAGCTCGCCGGGCAACTCGCCGCGAGTGATGCACACGTGCGGCAGGCCACGGTCGGCGCAGAAACGGCAGGTGGGGCAGATCATGCGTTCCCCTTTCAAAACGGTGGTTCGGCAGGAAGGGAATAAGCAGTGGGCCGAATTGGCATGGGTTCGGCGAATGCGGTGTACGACATCCCGCACTTGTGCGCGGCGAGGACTGGGTGACGCCGTGGTGCGGCAATGGTGATCTGGTCGCGGTAGTTCAACTCCTTTCGCCCGGCCACGGTGACGAGGTCATAGGTCGTCTGGCCGGAGAGGAGAGCCACGGTCTCACCCAACGAATTGAGTGGAGTGGGGTCGGCTTTCACCGGTAGTCCTGCGCGGGGTGCGTCGAGGCCGGCGAGGATCGGGGCGCCGCAGCGGGTGCAGGTGCGGAGGCAGGCGGTGCGCCAGGTGTCGCCGATGTGGGCTTGGAGCCAGGTGGGGATCATGCTTGCCCTCCTGGTTTTCCACAGGTTGTCCACAGTTGAGGTGGTTGTGGAGGCAGGGACAGCAGCGGGGAGGGGTGCTGTCCCTGCTGTCCCTGGGTGTTTTCCCTGGTCAAGATGCGATCAGGGACAGCAGGGACAGCAAAACGCCCATTATCCGTTTGCTGCGCGCGCGCGTGTGCGTGCGCGCGCATTGGGCGGGGAACCCAGCATTTGCTGTCCCTGCTGTCCCTACAAGGCTGTGAGCTGGAGGAACGCCAGGGACAGCAGCCGTTTTTTGCTGTCCCTGTGTTGTCCCTGCTGTCCCTGCCGCTGTCCCTGGAGAGGCTCATCGGTCGCTCCAGTGATCTTCGGTTTCCTGGTTGATGAGGGCGACTCCGAGGTACCAGCGTTTGCTGTTGGACTTCTCGGAGTCGATCCCGCGCGCCTTCAACTCCCGGCCGAACGGCGACGCGGGGAGCGGCCGGACGCCTTCGCCGACACACCAGGCTTCGTAGGCGGCGCGGAGCTTCTTGGTCTCCATCCGCACCTGGGGGGCTCCGCCGAGGTGGCAGCAGTCCTCCAGGAACCGGCCGAGCTGATCCTCTTCCTCAGCGTAGGAACGGGTTTCTTTCAGAACTGATTCAGGCTCTGCGAGACCATTCGCAAAGGCATTGACGGCACCTCGTATGACCCATGCGAGAATCCCTGGTCCCTCCTCTCCCGCGAGCAATGTGGAAAGGTTCTCAATTTTCTTTTCATCAGGGACTCGGTGGTTGAAGGGGATGAGTCTGACGCGTCGCCAGAAAGAGTCCCCACCGGCGCGGACGGTGGGCTTATGGTTGGCCATCAGCCACAAATGGTGGGTCGGTTGGAAGGTGAAGAAGTCTTGGCGCATGAATCGGGCTGTGAGGGTGTCGCCGCCGGTGAGCTCCTTGAGTTTGGCTTCGTCAAAGCGCGCGTTCTGGTTGACCTCGGAGGCGACGACCAGGCGCAGGCCCTGGAGGCGGGCGACTTCGGCGGAGTGTTCCTGTCTGCTCTCCATGAGGAACCCGGGTGGGGCGGTGGTGGCGTAGTCGCCGAGCAGATGCCGCAGGACGTCCATGAGCACTGATTTGCCGTTCTGTCCGGCGCCGTGGAGGAAAGGGAGGATGTGGTGGCGGACGTCGGCCGAGGCGGAGTATCCGGCGAGGCGCTGAACGAAGCCGATCATCTCGGTGTCGCCGCCGAAGGTTTCGGCGAGGAACGCGTCCCATCGTGGGGTGGGCATGTGCGGGTCGGCGGGGACGGCTGTGAGGCGCGTGTGGAGCCCTGCCGGGTCGGGCGGGGTGAGGGTGCCGGTGGTGAGGTTGATGATGCCGTGGGGGGTGTTGAGGGCCATCGGGGCGGCGTCCAGGTCGGCGGCCGGGACGACGACGCGTTCGTCTGTTTGGGCGAGCTGGACGGCGGCGCCGATGCCGCGGTTGGACAGGCTGGAGGCTTTGAAGCGGCGGTCGTCTGCCTGGTCGGCGGGGAGGGCGCGGGCGATGTGGCGGGCGTGTTCGCGGATGATGCCGCCGCCGGGCTCGCACCACTGCCATCGGTTGGTGTCCCAGGTGAGCCATCGGCCACGGTCAGGGCAGTACCGGATGGTGTCGCCGTACCGGTCGACCAGGGCGAGCGCGTTGGCGTCCTCGCTGCGGGGCAGGGTGCGTTCGATGATCTGGAGCTGTGGGCGGCTGGTGGGCAGGGGGGTGATGGTGGCGAGGTTCCCTTCGGTGCGGTGGACGGGGGCGATGAGGGATTCGAGGTCTTCGTCGTCGTGGCGTGTGGGGGTGGTGCGTCCGTATCCCTGGGCGCGCAGGGCGCTGGCCGCCGCCGCGTAGTCGCCGCCATGGTGCAGCAGGGCGTACGCGGCGAATTTGCTGTAGGGCTTCTCGGTGTCGAACTCGGTACTGGAGGAGAAGACGTACAGGTTGTCGGCGGGTGTGCGGCCGGTGGTGGCGGAGACGTGTGGACCGGGCTTACCTGGGCGACACCAGCCGCGGGCCTTTCCGAAGGTGCGGGTGTGCCGCCACCCGAGCGGGGTGAGGATGTCGGTCCAGTCGATGGTGGTGTTGTAGTCGTCTCCGGGGCGGCCGCCCTCGGCCTCGTGCGAGGCCGGGTCTCCGGAAGCAGGTGCGGCGATGGGCTGATCGGGCATCTGGTCCAGGAGTGAGGCGATGGCATGGAGAGCGTCGCGTTCGTCCTCGCTGATGGTGACGATGCTGGCCGGGCCGCCGCGCATGAGCGCCCACGACTGGCCGGAGGGATGGGTACGGCCCGCCGAGGGGGCGACGATCACATAGCCGCCCTGGCCACGGGTCTCGATGAGGACGCGGGGGAAGATGCGGTCGGGGTGGCGTCCGAGGACGGCCCGCTCGGCGTCGGCCAGCTCCTCGGCGGCGGCCGGCCGGGAGGCGAGTTTGCGGTTTCCGCGTGGCTCGCCCTCTACGCGGTAGAGGATGTGGATACCGCCAGACGGTGTGACTTCGAGGTATCCGGCGACGATCCGATGCCACAGGTCTTCGAGGCCGTGGTCGGTGAGGGCTGCGGCGAGCTGCACGTCGAGCTGGTGGGCGATGGCGCGGCCTTCCAGCTCTAGCATTTCCAGGCCGCCGGAGACGGGGCCGCAGATGAGGCCGATGCCGTCGTGGGCGCCGTCCGATAGCCAGGTGGTGAGCTCGGCGGGGGTGGGGCGCTGGGTTTGGTAGGTCTTCCAGAACGCGGCGGGTGCCTTGCTGCCGTCGGTTCTCGCAGGGACGACGGAGCATCCGGCGGCTTCGAAGGCGAGGGCCGCGTGGAGGAGCCCGTCATGATCCTGCTCGTTGTTCACGGGCACCTCTCCAGTCACACGATGTGGTAGGGGTGAGCCCCGCCCGGCAATGAAGGCTCCGGGCGGGGCTCGCGGTATGAAGTTGTCCCAGGTCAGGTGTCAGTTGAGGCCGAGAGCCTGGCGCTGCTCGGGGGTGAGCTGCTGGAGTGCGGCCAGAGCCTCGGGGCTGACTCCGTTCGGAGCGGCTGTGGGTGCGGCGCCGACTCCGGCGGGAACTGGCGCGGGAGCTGGAGCGGGAGCTGGAGCGGTGGCGGGTGCGGGGTCGCCCTGGTTCAGGAACTCGTTCGCCGCCACGGCCGGGGCCGGGATGTAGCTCGCCGAGTACAGCTTGGGCGCGTTCATCCCGCGCTGTGAGGGGGTCCCGTCGCCGGTGTAGGTGACGGTGAGGGTGCCACCGACCTCCAGGCCCTTCGCGCCGGAACGGAGCACGGCTTCCTTGACGGCCTTCTGCATGTTGGCCTTGATGTAGATGGCGCGCACCCCGTTATCGTTGGTGATCTCCGGGTCGCGCTTGTCGGTCTGGAGCTGGACCTGGAGCTGCTGGCGGGGCTTGCCGTCGGGCCAGTACTTGGGCTCGCCGGTGGTGATGTCGGTCTGCTGCTGCACCTCGGGCTGGCGGCAGATGACGCCGGTGACCGAGTCGCCGATGTTGGTGAACTTGGCGGAGGCGACTCCGCCGCCCATCAGGAAGTCGTTGGCTGCGTCGAGCGTCATGGTCTTCTCCTTCGTTGTGCGGTGAGCTGTGTGCTGTTGTTCGGTTGGCTGCTATGCGATGAGGGATTGCAGGGTGTTGCTGGGCGCGGTCGCGCCCGCGTCTCCCGGACAGGCCCGGGAGAGGTCCTGTGAGCCCGCTTGGAAGTAGGGGCAGTAGCGGCACCAGGCGTCGGCGGTCTTCAGTAGCGAGGCGGCGCCGGTGCCGAGAGCGCCGACGAGCTTGGAGATGCCGTCGACCCGGTTGAGGGCGTCGATGACGATCTGCTCGTCATAGGGCTCGGTCCAGAAGAAGTTGGCGTCGAACTCGTGCTCGCGCGGCAGGAACCAGACGGCGACGTGCTCGACGGGGTATCCACGGCGGACCCATCCGCGCCCGTAGGTGTGGGCCTGGATGCGGTACTGGTCGCCGGGCCCTTCCTTCTTGTACTTGCGGAGGCTGCTGGCGCCGACGATCTTGTAATCGCCGACAGTGCGGGTGAGGGTGTCGTAGATGTCGCAGTTCCCGTGGATGACCTCGCCGGCCGCCTCGCCGACGTCCAGGCGTACTTCGAGCAGGAACCGGGGCCCTTTCTCGCTGTAGTCGGGTTGGGCCTGGTTCCAGCGTTCGACGGCTTCCTGCGCCCAGGAGTGCATGGCGGTGCCGATGGTCGGCTTCCAGGGGATGCGGTCGTCGGTGCGCTGCGGGTGGCCGGCGAGTTTGTAGGCGAGTTTGCGGTCGCAGGGGTGGCCGATCTCGCTGGGGCCGATGGTCTTCTGCTGGGACCGTTCGTGACCGTTGATCGCACTGGTGAAGATGCTGATCAGGTCCGTGAGCATGTCCGTGGGGCCGAGGCCTGCGGGGAGCGTGTCGGTCATGAGTCCGCTCCGGCCGTGCTCGAGACGGCGGGCAGTTCGTTTCGCCAGGCGTTGCCGAACAGGAACATGGCGTCGTCGCCGTCGAGGTGGCTGGTGGGCTTCCACACGCCGATGAAGTGGTTCTCTACGACGAACAGCACGGGGTCGCCCTGCTCGGGGCCGACGAAGACGGTCAGCCGCTCGCCCTTGCCCGCGGCCTTGGCCCACCTGGGCAGCAGTGCGGGGGCAAGGAGCACGGCGGGTGTGGCCGGGAGGGTGGCGCGGTGCAGCACCTTGCCGACCAGCTCTCGCCAGGCGGCGAACGGCTTCTGGTCGATGAAGGAGCAGTCATGGAGGATGAGCCGGGTGCCGTCCTCCCCGTCGATGCGCAGGCCGAGCGCGTTGATGATGCGGTCGCGGCCGACCGGCCTTGGGTGCTTGTCGATGAGCAGGCTCAGCTTGGGGTCTTCGTCCTTGGTGAAGGTGAACAGTCGGAGCGCGACAGCCAGGTCATTGCGATCGAGGGTGATGTCGAAGTCTTCGGCGAATTCCTCCAGGGGGTGGCGGGCGGCGCCGAGGGTGAGCCGGTCGGTGGCGATGGCGTAGAGCACTTGGTCGCGGGTTTGGAGGTGGACGACCGACAGGTGGGGGTCGTCAGCGCTGGTGGAGGCGTGCGGGAGGACGGGCTGGATGAGGGCGTGCAGCTCGCGGGTGGTCAGGTCGATCCGGGTCACTGGGCGGATGCTCCGTTCTGTTCCTGGTAGGCGGTGCGGACGGCTTGGGGCACACGCCCTTTGGGCGGGCAGTGCAGGCCGCGCTCGGCGGCGAACGCGCGGAGCTCCTCGAGGGTCGGCCTCTCGGTCTCCACCGCGGTTTCGGTGCGGCGCGGAGTGCGGATGCCGAGCTGTTTCGCTTCGGCTCTGGCGTTGGCGAGCTGCTTCTCCAGCTCGGTGATGGTGGCGCGCAGGACGCGGGCCTTCTCGGCTTGGGCGCCGTGTTCTTCGACGGTCTGGCGGAGTCGGCCGATCGCGTCGAGGGCCTTGGTCAGCTCCCGCTGGATGCGTTTGTCGTCGAGGCAGACGGCGTAGGCGAGGAGCTCGTCCACCGACCCGGTCTTGTCCGGCTTGGCGGCGGGACTGGCATCGGGGAGGCGTGGGATCATGTGCTGGGCGTCGGGCTGGTAGACGGTGTCGGTCTTGGGGTCGATGAGCCAGCCGTGGATGCTGGTGACCAAGGCGCGAACACGGCCTTCTGGCCAGCGGGCGGATCGGGCAACGTCGGTGATGGTGTTGCCTTCGACCAGGAGCTTCTTGACACGGTCGGTGCTGGCGGCCGGGGTGGCAGGTGGAGTCATGGCCTGGGTCCCGTCTGGTTGATGGGGACGAGGTCGAGCCGGTAGCCGAGGGCTGCGGCGTAGCGGCTGACGCTGTCGAGGAGGGCGCCGCGTCGGCCGGTCTCGATCTGCCAGACCGTTTGGCGGCACAGTCCGGCGAATCCGGCGGCGAGGTCGATGCTGGTGCCCTGGCGGCGGCGGATCGCCTCCAGCTCGGCGATGATCGGGTGGACGGTGCGGCCCATCAGTCGGTCTCCTCGGTGATGCCGAGCGCGTCGAGGATCAGTTCCCGGTCGGCGGGGTCTTGGATGCGCCGGTGGACGTAGCGGGTCGCCCAGGCGGCCTCGCTGTCGTCTTGGCCGTAGGTGATGCCGATCCCGGCGAGGACGTGGCCGGAGCTGATCTCTTTCTCGGGGACGGGGCCGTAGCTGGTCTTGCGGATGTCGTTGACGTGTTGGGCTGGGTCGCCGAGGCGCGGGCGGGGCATCAGTGCCTCACCTCCGGCCACGCCACCTTGTCGAGCGCCTTCCGCTGCTCCTTGGGGAGGGTGACGGGCGGCTGGCCGAGGTAGTCGAGGCCCATGGCCCGCAGCCACCAGGCGTCGACCTGGTTGTCGTCGCGCAGGTCGAGTCCGGCGCGCTGGAACAACGCCATGCGCATGTCGGGCTTGGTGGCGTTGCCTCGGCCGGTGGCGTACTTCTTGGCGCTGGCAGGCGGGACGAGGGCGTACGGGGCTCCGTAGAACCACAGCAGGTCGCGGACGACGCCGTGGACCATGCCGATGATGGCGAGGGAGTTGGCGCGGATGGGCGGCACGTCCTCAATGACGACGAGTTCGACGGGGTTGCGGTGGAGGTAGTCGTCGATGTGGACGCGGATGTGGCGGAGTCGCAGGTCGCCGTCTTTTGCCATGGTGGCGATCGTCTCGGTGTGTCCGTCGGTGTGGGCCATGCCTGTCGCGGTCATCGACAGGTCGAGCCCGATGACGAGCGGGCCGGGGCTCTCCTCCCCAGGGGCGTCCGGCCCGCTCGCCGGCGCGCCGACCGCGAGTGCGGCGCGCGTCTGGGGGCCGTCCAGGCCGGGCCCACCCTGCCCGGTCCTGGACGGCTGGCCACCAGCGCGGGGGTCAGACGTGCTGGTGGCCGCCGAGGGAGCGATGCGCTCAACCTCGGGGTTTGTGGGGTTACGCATCTGGTTCGGCCTCCTCGCCGAGCAGCGCGCAGGCGATCTCGATCGTGCGGTGCTGTAGGTCGAACCGGATGGGGTACTGCTTGCGCATCGCCTCGGGGCGCCAGTGCTCGGCGGCGAATTCCAGCCAGAGGGCCAGCGGCTCGGCGAGGCTGGGGTTGACGAGGGAGATCCAGCGAGCGTCCTCAAGGGACTGGTGGCGGTAGCCGGTCCCCACCGAGCAGTCGGCGATGTGGCCGAGCAGAGGCGAGGTGACCATGTCGGTGAGCATCGGCTGTGCCGGATGCCATGGTCCGGGCGTGGCCGCCTTGGCAGTCTCGCGGAGCTTGGCGGCAGCACGTCGGAGCTGGTCAGCGGACATTGGTCCTCCTGCGCGCGGTCCGCTGCTCGTGCTTGACGGCGTAGCGGATGAGGAGTGGGCCGCCGAGGCCGACCAGGGGCAGGAGCGCCCCGTGGTCGACCGCAGCGTGGATGAGGTGCATCACGAGGTGGCCTCGCCGGTCTGCTCGCTGGGCTTGTAGCTCTCCCCGCAGACCTCGAGCCAAGCTCTCTCGTCGCGGTACGGCAGTTCGTCAGCGAGCCCCAGCGCGGTTGCGGCGGCGAGCGCGAGGGTGGCGTGCACCTGCGCCTCGGCCGCGAGCGCCGCACCGGTGACGGGGTCGCCCCCGTCGCCGTAGGTGTAGTGGTTGGCCTGGTCGGCGAGCCGCTCGGCGGCCCGGTAGTGCTCGGGGCCGGTCATGCTTCACCGCCGGTCTCAGGCCCGATCTCGATGTCGGCGATCTCCAGCAGAATCCGCAGCGACCGGTGGTTGCCCTCGCCGTCGCCGGGCTCCAGGGAGACGGCCAGGCGCCCGGAGTCGATGTAGCCGTTCGGGCCCAGGTCGCTCAGCCGGTTGATGAGTTCGAGGGCGATGTCGGCGGCGGCCGGCACCCGGAGTTCACGGGTCTCCTGGTCGACCCATCCCCAGCCGCACGCGTCGTAGAGCGGTGCGACCAGGTGCGCGGCTTCGGCCAGCTCCTCGCGGATGGTCGGGGTGGCCTCGACGCTCTGGCGTTCGTCGGGGGGTGGCTCGTGCGGCCAGCTCACGGTGACCTTCGCCGAGCACGCCAGGTCGTGCACCCGCTCGTGCACCTCGTCGCG